TATCGTCATCTAGTGGTGGCGTATTTATATTACCATCTAAAGAAGGAACAAACGAATAGCTAAATACCGTGAGTCATTAGGATATTGGGAATTACCTAAACCACATAAGGGTGCAGAAAAAGAGTGGCATATAATAGCTAGAGTAACTAGAACAGTACCGTTTGGTTATGAAGTGCATCCTGACAATGATAAAATACTTCAGCCCGTAGTTACAGAGCTAGAAGCATTAGAACTTGCAAAGAAACACCTTATGCAGTACTCTTACAGAGAAGTAGCACTGTGGTTAACAAAACAAACAGGTAGATACATATCTGATACAGGGCTAAAGAAAAGAGTAGACATTGAGCGAAAACGTAAGAAAGCAGCTACAATTAAACGGAAGCTTGCCAAAAGGCTCGAAGAAACGTTACAAGAAATCAAGAAGCTCGAAGAAGAATGTATCGGAGCCTACACAAGTAGAGACAACGAAGCAAGAGCCTGAAGTAGAAGTTGTAGCAGCAGAAGTCAAAGCACCTGAGTTTGACGTTGATATTGCACAGGACATCGTGTTTAAACCAAACCCAGGTCCACAGACAAACTTCCTATCCGCATCTGAAAGGGAAGTTTTGTACGGTGGGGCGGCTGGCGGTGGTAAGAGTTTTGCGATGCTGGCTGACCCACTTCACGGTTTAAATGACCCTAACTTTAGTGGTCTACTTGTCCGACATACTACGGAAGAACTTAGAGAACTTATACAGAAGAGTCAAGAACTTTACCCTAAAGCTATTCCTGGTATCAAGTGGTCAGAACGTAAGTCACAGTGGATTGCACCTAGAGGTGGTAGACTGTGGATGTCTTACTTAGATAAAGACATGGACGTGACACGATATCAAGGACAAGCGTTTAACTGGATTGGCTTTGACGAACTTACACAGTGGCCTACTCCTTACGCTTGGGATTACATGAGGTCACGACTTCGTTCAGCCTTTAGTTCACAACTAGGGCTTTACATGCGAGGCACTACAAACCCTGGCGGTAACGGACACCAGTGGGTCAAGAAAATGTTTATTGATCCTGCCCCACCAAATGACCCTTTTTGGGCAACTAATATTGAAACAGGAGACACGATAAAGTTTCCTAAAGGGCATAGTCGAGAAGGACAGCCCTTGTTTAGGCGCAGGTTCATACCTGCTAGTTTGTTTGATAATCCATATCTATCAGACAGTGGTGACTACGAAGCAATGCTATTATCATTGCCTGAGCATCAGAGAAAACAGTTGCTTGAAGGTAACTGGGATATTAACGAAGGAGCAGCATTTCCTGAGTTTGATAGAAGTATACATGTTGTAGAGCCATACACTATTCCTAAATCATGGGTTAGATTTAGAGCTTGCGACTATGGTTACGGCTCCTACACTGGAGTTTTATGGATCGCTGTTTCACCAAGTGAGCAATTGGTTGTCTATAGAGAGCTATATTGTTCTAAGGTTACAGCTACAGATTTAGCAGATATGATTATTGAAGCTGAATCAGAAGATGGTACTATGAGGTACGGTGTATTGGATTCATCCCTCTGGCATAAAAGAGGTGACACTGGCCCATCACTTGCAGAGCAGATGAACATGAAGGGATGCAGATGGCGTCCCTCTGATCGCTCTCGTGGTTCTAGGGTTGCTGGTAAGAACGAAATACATCGTAGGTTGCAGGTGGACGAGTTCACCGAAGAGCCTAGACTCGTGTTCTTTTCCACCTGCACGAATACTATAGCGCAAATCCCTGCGATTCCGCTAGACAAGAAAAACCCTGAAGATGTAGATACAAATTCTGAAGACCACTTGTATGACGCATTACGTTACGGTATAATGACTAGACCAAGAAGTTCTATATGGGATTTTAATCCTGCAACACAACGATCTGGCTTTCAAATGTCAGACCCTACCTTCGGATACTAAATATGAAATCATTTGTTGTTGTAATAAGTATGTGGGGTAACACAGGCACAGAATGGGTCTACACAGGTAACCAATATATAATGCAAGAATTATTTACTAAAGAGCAATGCCAACAAATAGTGCAAAGTTCTAATTGGGAAAAGTATGAACAGAATGAGTACTATGGTTTACAGTTTGATTGTTTTAATAAGGATGACCGATAATGGCAGAAATTGATGAAATGGCGTTTGAAACTGATGATGTGATAGCGGCAGAAGACACAGAAGATAAACTTTTTGAAAGTGTAAGCAGCATTGTTTCATTTGTAGGAGATCGATACAAACGTGCAGAAGATGCTCGATTGGGTGACGAAGATCGCTGGATGAGAGCCTACCGTAACTATAGAGGTATATATGGACCAGACGTTCAGTTTACTTCATCAGAAAAATCTAGGGTATTTGTAAAAGTAACAAAGACAAAGACACTAGCTGCTTATGGTCAGATAGTAGATGTATTGTTTGGTAATAATAAATTCCCTCTTTCTGTAGATCCATCTGTATTACCTGATGGTGTAGCTGAGTCAGTACATATTAATTTAGACCCTAATGCAGACAAAGCAGCAGAAGAACTAAAGACTACGTTTACCACAGAAACAAACAAGCCCTACCTTATTACACCAGACACAAAACTAAAACCTGGCGAAACACTTTACGATTTAGAAAAGAAGATGGGTAGTGTAAGTGATAAGCTTTCATCTGTATCAGAAAAAGTAATTGAAGGTGATGGTACAACTCCTACTAGTGTAACGTTTCATCCTGCTATGGTAGCAGCTAAAAAGATGGAAAAGAAAATACATGATCAGTTACAGGAGTCGGGTGCAACAAAACATCTAAGGTCTATGGCATTTGAGATGGCCTTGTTAGGCACAGGTGTAATGAAAGGTCCGTTTGCAGTAGATAAAGAGTATCCTAACTGGGATGACAATGGTGACTATGACCCACTAACAAAAACTGTACCCTCTACTAATCACGTAAGTATATGGAACTTTTATCCTGATCCTGAAGCAACGTCTATGGATGATGCTGAGTACGTTATTGAAAGACATAAACTTTCTAGAAACCAACTACGTGCATTGAAAGACAGACCTTACTTTATTGAAGACTCGATTGAAGAAGCTGTATCTACTGGCTCAGATTATGTGCGTAAGCATTGGGAAATGAAGATGGAGGACGATGATAGTATTTCCACAGACAGTGAGCGTTGGGAAGTATTAGAGTTCTGGGGATACGTTGATAAAGAAGTACTAGAAGAAAATGGTATAAAGATACCTAAAGAACTACAAGACTTGTATGAGATAAGTGCTAACATCTGGACAGTGAACGGTAAAGTTATTCGATGTGTACTAAATCCATTTAAACCTGCACGTATACCTTATTATGCAGTACCGTTTGAGCATAACCCTTATTCCTTCTTTGGTGTAGGTATTGCAGAAAACATGGATGATACACAAACGTTGATGAATGGTTTTATGCGAATGGCTGTTGACAATGCTGTTCTTTCTGGTAATCTTCTTATTGAGATAGACGAAACCAATCTAGTACCAGGACAAGACATGAGCGTGCATCCTGGCAAAGTCTTTCGCAGACAAGGGGGTGCGCCTGGTCAAGCCATCTTTGGTACTAAGTTTCCAAACGTTGCAGGTGAAAACATGCAGCTATTTGATAAGGCAAGAGTATTAGCAGATGAATCAACTGGTTTCCCATCTTTCGCTCATGGTCAGACAGGCGTTAGTGGAGTTGGCCGTACTGCTTCTGGTATTTCTATGCTTATGTCTGCTGCCAACGGTAGCATTAGGACTGTTGTAAAGAATGTAGATGATTATCTTATATCACCTTTAGGTAAGGCTTTCTTTTCATTCAATATGCAATTTGACTTTGATGAAAGCATAAGAGGTGATTTAGAAATTAAAGCAAGTGGTACAGAAAGCTTAATGGCTAACGAAGTACGTAGTCAACGCTTGATGCAGTTCTTGCAGGTAGCACAGAATCCAGTTCTTGCTCCCTTTGCGAAAATGGATTACATTATTAGAGAGATTGCTAAGAGCATGGATCTAGACCCTGATAAAATTACTAACTCTATGCAGGACGCAGCTATACAAGCTGAGATAATGAAGGGTTTTCAACAACCTATGCAACCACCACCAATGCCACCTGAAGGTGCTCCAGCAGGTGCAGATGTTCAAGATCCAACAGGTGCAGGGGGAGGTAATATTGGTACAGGTGTAGCACCTGGTCCTGAAGAGCCAGGGTTTACTGGTAATGTCGCTTAAGTCTTTTGTAAACAATAAAAAAGAATGGGATGCATTCTGTGAAGAAGTAGACAACATGATTGTTGAACAGCAAAGACGTTTAGAACAATCTGATACAGCTATAGATCTACATCGTTGCCAAGGTGCAATAGGAATATTAAGAAGAATAAAATATATGAGGGAAAAGGTTAATGGCAGCAAATAAAAAAGAAGAAGATCAAATGAT